TTGGTGGTATTGTCGGCTTGAGCGTTAAGTTTTGTCAGCGGGGCGCTCGTCCCAATACCGAGGTTGCCGGAGGAGTCGAGGGTTGCTCTTGCTATTCCGTTTGTACCAAGTTGAAGTGATGTTGCGGTAATGGTGAAAAGCTGAGTAGCGTAAGCCGAGCCTCCACTCAAAATCTCAGTACCAAGAACACCAGCAATACCCAACAATCCATCAGCACCAGTGTTTTTCAAACGCATAAAGTCGGCGTTTGTCGTTGCGCCATTTAAAAACACTGTGCCATTTGTTAAGTTTGGCTTATTAATTGTCAAAGTTCCGTTAGGCGAACTCGTCCCAATACCCAGACCTGTGCTGGTCAGGCGCATTAACTCTGTTGTTATGCCGTTATAAAAAACGTGGCTGGCAGCGTTGGTGCGTCCAGAGTTATAACCGTATGCAAGAAAAGACCCCGCAACGTTGTCTTTAAGAGATATGCCGTTGTACCCGTTAACCAGTAAGTTGCTTGCAGATACAGAACCTGTCGTTACTAAATTCGTCCCATCAAACGTCAGCGCACTTCCAGTGGTCAGGACTTTGGAGCCGTTGAGGTAGGCCACGCCGTTGGCTGTGCCGCCTGAGAGGACCGGGTTGCTAGAGAATGTTTTGACACCGGAGATTGTTTGAGCACCTGTAGTGAGTGCAGCAGGTGCCCATGCAGAACCACTCCATACGTTAAACTCACCATTAGGAGTGTCCCAATAGAGAGCACCTGTCAGTAGTGCATTACCGTCATTGTCAACAGAAGGAGCAGAAGACTTAGCACCAAGATAACGATCATCAAAGCTATCAAAGCTGGTAGCAGCAGCAGAGGCACTAGCAGCAGCGTTTGTTTCTGAAGTGGATGCGTTACTTGCGCTAGTGGCAGCATTGCTGGCAGACGTGGCAGCAGCCGATGCGGAAGCCGCAGCCGATGTAGCACTTCCGAGAATACCATCAACATACAACTTGGTGGTGGCATCAGTATTGTTTGTCGGTGCACCAAGATTAGTGATCTTGTTAGTGCCCATAGCGATGGCACCAGACATAGTGCCACCAGCCAAGTTGAGCTTCAAAGCATCAGCCGTGTCAACATAGATTTTTGTTGCTGCGTCTTGGTTTGCTGTGGGATCACCAAGATTAGTGATCTTGTTAGTGCCCATAGCAATGGCACCAGACATAGTGCCACCAGCCAATGCAAGCTTCGTAGACAGTGCTGTTGTAACAGTTGATGCGAAGTTGGCATCATCACCAAGAGCAGCAGCCAACTCATTCAATGTATCAAGAGCAGCAGGAGCAGAGTCAATAACAGCAGCAATAGACGTGTCAACATATGCTTTAGTGGCTGCATCGGACGCATTAGTTGGTGTAGCCAACCCAGTTATTGTCGATGCAGTGCTGGAGTTCATGTCCAGCGTACCATTGATGGTGACGTTGTTGAATGTAGAAGAACCAGAGGACGCAGTGACGTTACCAGTGACGTTACCAGTGATGTCACCAGTGACGTTACCAGTGACGTTACCAGTGACGTTACCAGTGACAGCACCCGTCAAGCCACCAACAAAACCTGTAGTGGCTGTAACTGTAGTACCAGTGATGGCCTGTGCAGAAGAGCCACCGATAACAGTACCATCAATTGTACCACCGTTGATGTCAGCGCTAGCTGCGACCAAAGAGGTATTGGCCGTGAGTGAAGTGAATGTACCAGCAGCAGGAGTGCTTGTGCCGATAGCAGCAGGAGCAGACCAATCAGCACCGTCTAGCAAGTCAGCGTTAAGATTGGTCACCTTAGTTGTGGAAGCTACAACTAAAGGAGCAGTACCAGTAGACACTGTGGAAGTGATAGGACTAGATGCACCAACTGTAGTAAAACTACCAGCAGCAGGTGTTGTAGCCCCAACAACAGTGTTGTCAATAGTACCCGCATTGATGTCAGCAGTATCGGCAATCAAGCTATCAATGTTTGCTGTGCCATCAATGTACAGGTCTTTAAACTCAAGAGAGCTAGTACCGAGGTCAATATCATTATCTGTGACAGGCACAATAGCACCGTCTTGGAAACGAACTTGCTCAGTAGATGTACCGCCAACTTCAACAAACACACCATGTCGGTTGTTCACTGTGTCGGCAGCAATTTTGTTCTTACCATCAGCATCAGCCATGACAGGAACGTAATGTCCTTCAGCGGCTGTGCCATCATGTTTGTGACCTGTAGCTTGTGCGAATGCATCACGAAGAGCATTCAGTTCGTTGTTGATTGGTGCTGCGCGTACAACGGCGGTTGGTACGATGTCAGCAGCAGATTGTCTTACATATCCAGCCAAGATTATCTCCTGTCATTAGTTGCATAGTTCAGGACCAAGCCCTGAATGGTATGACTAGCATTGGTATCGTTAGTCACGTATTTGAAAGCGATAGAAAACCCGGAACCAGAGATGTTAGTTTTTTCCACTGGTGAAGGGTTACCGTCATAAATTGCATTAGCATCGTACACAGCTTCGTTGTAATAGGCTGCTGCACCTGCCGTTGTTATACCATAGTTGGCAGGATTGAATACACCAACAGAATCGTCGAAATCGTAGGAAACAGCTAAAGCAATATTACTTGCACCTTCACCGCGAAGAAACGTGGTGACACTGTAGAAGTTCTTACGAACAGTGGGGTCTTCAAAGTAGTAATAGGGAGTTTGATATACAGACAATATAGGATTGGTATCAAAAGACGTACCACTTTCTTGTGCATACACCTTACCTGTAGCGTCACCATGAATTACAAATTCAGCAGTGCCGATGTAACCACTGGAAGCGCATGTTGCAGGAATACCAAATAGTTGACCGAACTCAAACCCAATACCACTCGCACTCTCACGCAATCCACCTAACAAGCTGAAGTTACCTTCGGCGGGAATAAACAATCTGAACTGAGACTTCTTACGAATAACAACACTCGATAGTGTTTCAACATCAATATCTTCAGCAATAACATCCTGCAAAATGGCGTTGATTGTAAACTGAATCTTTTTAGACACAGTCTCCAACTGCACATCACCAATATTGGCTGTACCAGCAACAGGTCTGAATCCGTCTGGTCCGAGAAACAACAAATTACCAGCGATCTCAATGACGCTATCTGGAACAACACAACCTAAATTGGTGGTCACTTCAGAAACAATAAAGTCTGCGATGTTAGTGCCAGTTAAACTCTTAATGGAATTCTTACCGAAGATATACAACACATCACGGAACTGCTTAACCTGTACAATCTCAAAGCCTACGTTAATAACACCTGCACCATTAGCGGGACTGAAGTCAGTTTCAGTAAGCGGAGCAGAAAAGTAGAGGTTAAACGGGTATGAAGGGTCACCAGCAAGGAAGATGTGATTCTTATACGCAACAGCATACTTAGGAGAATCAGGAGCGTTAGAGTGCGTAATCTGCGTATAAGTAGTACCGTCATAAACAGCAGCAGGATTGATACCATCAGTTAACAATATCTTAGAAGCAACCCAGTTGTACTTAACGAACCTAACCTTCTTTACACCTGTCATTGTCACACTACCGGGTGTGGTGATGGCCGACCAAGACGATGTAGACGCTACCCATTTATGAAAGTATGCAGTGCCAGAAGCAGGAGCACGACAAGCAAATATGTTATCGTTCAAGTCTTCAGCAACCATCACACCCAACACAGAACCGGTACCGGGTACAGTGCCATAGTCGTTGGAGTAGCCACTAATGCGACGATAACCACCAGTTGTTGATGGCTCGTAATTGATCAAGGAGTAGGCCGAACCGGGTTCATTCTCGCCCTGCGTCAACACATCCTTGTTTGTGTTAAGGCCACCAATAGCGATGACCTTGTATCCGTTAATGCGATCTGCCATTACATCACTCGCGGTGAAACCAGCGCGGGGACAATCATTGTCGAGCGCATAGTAAGAGGTTCATCCATCAGCAAACGGCGCATTGTCTTGATGCCATCCTCAAACTTAGTACGATGAATTGCAGCGCTCTGTTCATTAGAGCGATACAACATCATGTAAGTCATAGCACCATCAATTACAACGCTATCGAATCGAGAAGGTACGATGCATACGTCATCGGCAACAACCAAATCAGCAGGGAACTTCCAATACTTGTATTCAATCTCGTAAGCCTGATCAGACTTTGGTGTCACACCGAACAAACCATTTTGTGTTTGATAGACAGCTTCAGGAGCACCATAGCCTCCAGCACCTGTTTGATCTTCGATGGGCCTACGCTCGTCAAGGTATTGCGTGTAAGTCAATACGGGCAATCGTTTAGGTTGATTGTTAGCGGCTGTGAGTTGCTTAAGATAGAACGATTCCCAATCAACGCTAGAGAAGTCTGAAGGGAAAGCGTAAGTGGCTGCACCATTGGTGGCAAGAGTCTGTGTGTTAGTCATCAAAGCAAAAGGCCACTCTTGAGCCGAATGCATCAATTCTCTAACAGATGAGTTGATAGCGGCTTTGGCTAGAGCTTGGACGTTTCTAGCATTGTCAAAATCGGTAGAGTCCATAATGACTTCACCCATTCTACGCAGCAATTCATTTGTTAGGGAAATATATGTTGACATAGTTTTAAGCAAGAAAGGGGTGAGCCTTTGACGACCCACCCCATGAGTTACGGGCTATTAAGCCAGTTGGTCGCGGTCAACTTCGTCGGCAGCAATGCGGCCATCGACACTAACCAACACAGCCCACACACGCAGCTTACCGGAGGTAGGAGCAGTAGTGGCAGCTTGAATGGTCAAGTCGATGGTGTCAGCAGTAGCGCCAACAACCAAAGGTTGGAAAGCAGCAGCGTTCTGTGCATAAGCACCAGCAGCAGCAGCGTCACCGTCAAAGCCGTCAACGAACACGTCAGCGTCAACGCCAGTGCCCAAGTCCCATGCGTTGTCAGCAGACTCGCCACCAGCGGCAGTGATCACTTCAAAACCAGCATTCAAGATGCAGGTATTGGCAGGCACAGAGATGCACTCGATCACGTCAGCAGCAGCCAGAGCTTCGCCCTTGGCGGTAGCAGCAGCAGCGAAGTCAACAGTGACATCAACCAGATAAGGCACGGAGCCAGCGGTGCGACCAGCGGTAGCGCCAGCAGCAAGAGTTGTAATGGTAGCCATTTTAAATTTCCTTTAAGTGTAAATATATAAACGGGGAAGCCTTGTGAGCCTCCCCTGTTTCATCAGGCCACGTTGTACTTTGCAGTCACGATGCCTTCAGGACGCAGGATTTTGCGACCATACAGGTGCATACCGCGAACGATGTCAGCAAAGCTGTCGGGGTCACGATATGTCTCAGTCTTAGTCAACTGTTGAGCAGTTGCCACAGCAGAGTCATGACCAGCAACAATCACGCCGAAGTTGGTGGACTGAGCAGAAGTACCAGAAGTACCGGGACCAGTACCGATCTTAGGTGTGTTGTTCGACACATAGATACGGAAGCCGTGCAGGTTGTTCAGGATCAGGCCGTTTTGCAGACCGGAACCACCGAAGTCACCATTCAACAGGCGGCTGTCTTCGTCCTTCAACATCTCAACGAACACGGGGTCAACGACCAACCAACGACCTTGAGTGTCAACGAACTGCTGATCCAACAGACGACCCATACGGGCAATCACGGTCAGAGGAGACACAGTGGTAGTGGAAGCGCCAGTAGCACCGGGGAAACGTGGAGCGAGAGGGATGGAGTCACCAGCGGAACCAGCGCTAGTCAGGTTGCCGAAGTTGGGGCGGCTCAGCTTCATGGTAGACAACAGTTCGTCAGAACCAGCAGAGGCAATAGCCTTGGTGCCGGGAGCAGTGGTACGAGCAGTGTCACCAGCAGCATGCTTAGCCGACTGAGCGTAGCCCGACAGATATGCCAACACGTCTTGGTCATAGTTGTCGCGCAGACGATAGGCAGCACGGTCAGAAGCCATCTGCATGAAGTTCACATGCGAGTGAGCAGCTTCGATGTCGTCGATTTTGAAGGCGTAGTAGTTAGCCTGATCAACAACCAAAGTGAAGTCTTCGTCGTCGAGGTCTTGAGCAGTGATCTGAGTACCACGAGCGTAGGCTTGCACCGACACTTCAGGCTCTTTGATGATCTTAACGCTGTCACCCATGTTAGCGATTTCACCGAAGTAGTCGCTGTTGGTGATGTCTTCAACGGTAGAAGCTTTACGGAATGCAAGTTGTACTTGCTTGGAATAGATAACGGGACTGAAGTTACCGTTGGGAAATTGGCCGTAGCCGGGTGCTGAAGGAAAAGCCATTTTTAAATCTCCTATAGATATATTGGCATATAGTTAAATACGCTAACACTACTACAGAGGCTGACTTCGCTAGGTACATTATTATTCCGAAGTGCCCAACGGAAAATAACGGGCTAACAAAACTTCAGGTGTTTCTGACAGTTTATTGTTTTGCGTTACAAGATGACTCAGTAGTAGGAACAGTTCTTCTGTATACTCCTGCTTCATTTTATTGATAGCTGCACAGACAAGTTGTACGTTACCGACAACATATCCTTTACTGCTATCTACCCTGTCAAGACTTACGGTGTTAAACTGGTTGGCTGTTGCAAGCAGCGGCAGTTTTGTGTAAGCACATTGACCATTCTGTTTCTCCCACAGATCAAGAATGTCTTGATCTACGAGAATAAATTCTTTTGTTCTGAGTCTCGCTTTAGTGCAAAGATTTTTAAGTCTAGAAACAATGTTTCTTTCATGTAATGCAACGTACCCTATTTTATTTTTAGTTACAGCACGTTTAGTACATTCTTTACAATCGTTTCTTTTACCGTAAAACTCACTCAACAACTTAGTCTCGCCGCACACGCGACAAGTCTTCACATCATTCATAACATCTCCGATTAGATAAAGAGCTAGACTGTGAATCGGCACAGTCAGGGGAGCTACCCTCTTCGCTCTGTTAAAGTTATATCAGACTTTTTGTGCCTGTGTCAACTATTATCGTGCATTACCACTCAAGTCATAGACAAACTTACCAGTTTGCATAGCCTTCTGAATAGCTTCAACGTTCTTCTCATACTGCAAAGAACTCATCTTAGCCACCTGAGACTCATAGACTACACCATCGGTGTCTTCGCTGGACGGGGCAGATCGACTACCACGGGTGTTAACACTCTCTGCTGCACCAGAAGTTTCCTTCTTCGGCTTTGCTTTACCAATGTTACGATCAACCTTATACAGATCAATGGCACGAGCAGCAGAACGAGCATCTGTATCATTCTCATACAAAGCTTGTTGTACCCAACTTGGTTGTTCGTCTGCCCATTCATGGAAGTCATCGGTGTCTCGGATGCTGTCAAAGTCTGGATGCAACTTCAACAATTCAAGTTCAGCCTTCTCTCGTGCTGTCAGTTTGTCTCGCTCGTCCAAAGCTTTGAAGCGCTCATCAAGTGCTGCTGTTTGTTCTTTGGCTTTCTTGATGGCAATGGTTTCAACAATCTTTGCAACATCAGGATAGGTCTTTGCCCAATTAGCCAGTTCAGCTTCGCTTGTTGGCATCTTGATTTGCTGTTCGGTAGACTGAGTCAGTTGTTGTTTCAGTTCATCAATTTGTTTCTGCAAAGACAAAGCTTGTTGTTGTGAATGACGACGAAGATCGCCGTAACGTTTCTTAAAGCTCTTCTCTTCAGCACTCAAATTTTCATCGTCGTTGACACTGTCTTCAGAAGAAGACTTACCGTTGACATTTTTTTCACTGAGTTCTTTAAGCTCAGCTTCCTCTCGTTCAATGCGCTCACGGTTGGCGTTGCGTTTACCGAAGGGGACAATTGCAGTTTTTTGCGATTGTTGTTCCATTACCATTTCAGACATAATTACCTTTTAAGTTGGGGCTGCGCTGTAGGAGACACTATAGTCCCGGAGTCAGGTAGCCAATGATGGTGGGTGTTATTAAGTACCAGTCTGCCCACCACAGACTTTGGTATTCCTATTGTAGCTTATTTACTTCTTAGACTTAGCACCAAGTCCAGTATGTTTTTTAACATCGGCATCGGTAGTACCATGCTTTCCATAGCGTGGCTCGATGTCTTCGTTCTTAATCCCTGCTTCTTGTCGAGCAAAGTTAATTCCTTTTTGTACAACCCATACGCAACTTCATCCTTACCCATCTTGATAGCAAGGTAGGAAGGCATGATGAAACGGTGGTACATCTTTCGATAAATCTTTTTAGCATCGGGATGATCATCTA